CAGATGAAGAAATTGAAAATGTAAAAACTGGAAAAACAAGAAAACCACAAACAGAGTCTAGACCTGCAAACATTAAGTCTTCTTCTGGAGATCCAGGAGATTCAAAAATAGCACCACCACTTAAAAAAGATGAAGAAGTTGTTCAGGGTTCAAAAGCTAAAAAAGGTAAAAAGGGTCAAAAAGCTCCAAGAGTAAAGACTGTTCGTCCTGGATTTGCTGATGCCAGAATTTCTCAAGCTGATGCATTGGCTGGTTTGCTAAAGCCAAATACAAGCGGAATGAAAATTACTATGCCAGGAGCTGGACTTTCAGATGCTGAGTTTAAAAAACAATTTGATGCATTAAACACTGAATTCAAAAATACAACTGGAAGATTTAAAGACCTTGGTCATAAAGCAAATATTGCATCTGGTGCTGTTGCTGGCTTAACAATGATGGCTGCATTCTCAGGTGGAAAGCTTGGAGAAATAGCAACTGCCGCAATGCCTTTTGTATTTGGTATACAAGGAATAGTAGCACTTCTTCCAATGCTTGCAAATCCTTGGGTAGCAGCAGTTGCAGCTATTGCGGTATTAGGAGTATCAGTACTAATGATGAATAAGCAGATTGAAGATGCTAGAAAAGAAGGAATTGGCTTAGCAAATGCTATGTCTATGACTTCTAAAAAACTTCAGTCTTTATCTGTAATAACTGACACCGTTAGTGCTTCAGAAGAGGCATCAAAAAGAAGAGACAACATTGTTTCAGGAACAACAGAAGCACAAAGAACAGTTGGACAAAATCTTCTTGAAAGTGATTTTGGAAAAAATTTATTAGGAGATATAGATATTCTTGCAAAATCTGGATTAACCTCAGATGCAATTGCAAAAAATGTTTCAACAGGCCTTAGCCAGGCAGTTCTTCAAGGCGTTATAACAACAGAACAAGCAGCAAGCATTGCAGCAGCTCTTGGTCAAAAACTTGGTAGTTATGAGATTCCAGCAAAAATTACTGGTAATCTTGTTAAACTTCTAGGACCTGATGGATCAAACTTATATGAAAATCCATTAGAGATAGCTTTAAAAATAAAAGCAGACACATACACCAATGTCAAAGATGCTTTCGAACAAGCATTAGTTGGTGCCAATGACATGGCAGTTTGGAATTCTTTGCCAGGTTGGAAAAAGGCTATTGATATTGCAGTTGGCGCTACAGGAGTAGGAGTTCTACCATTTGGTGAAACTGAATTTAAGTCAAGAAATGCAAAACTAGATGCAGCTGCTGTTCAACTTGGAGCAGAAGCAATAGCTCAAAATCAACAATTGCTAGATGGTGTAAAACAAGAATATGATATAAAGATTAAAAATGCAAAAACAGAAAAAGAAGTTATTGACCTTCAAAATCAGAAAAAAGCAAAAGTTGATGAACTAAATATTGCAAATGCAGAAACACTTAAGCAAGTACAGACCCTTGGATCTGGGCTAGGCTCTGATGATTTTACAAAAGCAATTAATGCATCAATTGATGTTTTATATAAAGATTCATCTGATGCAGTTAAAGCATTTGTAGGACAAGCAAAAGATAACCTTTCAGAGCTTTCAGATACACCATTTAAAAAGACAATACAGCTAGGTTTTGCATCTAAACAGCTAAGCGCCTCAACAGTATTAAAGATATTAGAGTATTCTGCAGAAAATAAAAACTTAGAAGGAGTAATTAATTTTACAATAAATGAACAAGGGTTTGCTGACACTGCTGTTATGATGGACCTTTTTGCTAAGACTGGTGCAGATGCAAAAACTGTAGAAATTTTATTTAATTATGTAAACAAAAATAAAGAATCTTTTGATACTGACATAGAAGCAGTTGCAGCAATTGCAAATATGGAACAAGCGTATGGGATAAAATTAAATCTAAAAGCAAATGGTGTTACACAAATAATTAATGCTACAAGAGCAATAGCATCAATTAAAGACTTACCAGAGAAACTAGACTTTAAACTAGTACAAGAACTTGCTGGAACAGACCCATTAGTATTTAAAGGTGTTAAAGATAACTGGGCAGAACTTTCAGAAGGAAAAGAAACAATAAATAAAAGCCTTGTTGTTAATTATACAATAGCCTCAAATGATCCAACGTTTAAAGCAGAAGCTGGTACAGGACTTACAACTATTTCAAAACTTATTGGAAAAGGTTATGATAAGCCAGACCCTACAAAAATTATTGACGACAATCTTAATGATCCAGTCATCCCACCACCAAGAGATACCACACTAGATGAAATGCTTAAGAAACTTAAGTTTGTTCGTGATGCCTCAATTGATGCTGAGGGAAGCCTATCATATTTAATGAAGATTGTTTCTGGCAAGGGTATAACAAAATTTGCTGGAGTATCTCAACAATTAATGGCTGGTACAAAGGGTGGATTTAATAGAGAATTCATAGGCATGCTTGAGAGCATGGACAATAAAACTCGTGATATCTATATGCGTGTTAAAAAAGGTAAGGTTGTATTAACTGAACAAGGCGTAGCATTAAAAGCAGCCTTTAATGAAAAGGTTGTTGGAGAATATCATGATGCTCAAATTAGAGTTGTTCAAGATAGTGTAGCCCAAGATGCAGCATTTAAGAAACTAAAAGCAGCAGGAGTAGATACTGCAACTGCTCTTGAAATGACAGCAGATGCTAACCTAGCTGTTGCTATTAATGCTAAAAAAATAGATAAGAAAAAGATGCTTGAAATGGCTGCTGCAGCAAAAGCAGCCAAAGATGAAACTCTTGGTTTAGATAGAGCATTAATATCAGTTATTGATAATTCTCAAAAGGAATTAGACAAAGCAAATGAAGACCTTAATACTTTATCTAAGGCAAGAACAAAATTTAACTACTCAGCAGAAGACCTAAAAATAATAGGAGATAGCCCAACATTACTTAATACTGTAAAGAAAATGCTAGATCCTAAAACAGCAGCCCCAGAAGTTGACAAACTTAAAAAAGATATAGAGCTTGGATTATCAAATATTAAAACTACGGTCAAAGTAAATGCAAACATTTCTGATCTAAAAAGATCTATAGAAGAAATTGCTGGCAGTGTTCAATCCATATTTGATCGAGCAATGTCTAATATGCAAAAAATAATTGCAGCAACTGAAGCAGGAATAGCAATTAAATGGGACCCAATTATTGCAGGCGCAGATAAAGCCGTTGATGAAATTCAAGCAACAATTGACGATAAGATTACAATAGACCCAGCTACTGGAGCTGTTACTAAAGTTGAAGATGGATTACAAACAATATTTGACAAAGCTTCAGACAAGGTTGATGCTCAGAACAAACTATATGATAAAGCAGTAGAAGATATAGAAGATGCATACACTACCGATACAGCTGGGTTTGTTCAAAAAATTAAAGATCTTAACACTGAAATTAAGAAAATACAAGATGCTAAAGACATAAAGATGGATTCAAAGATTAGTGTAGCAATGGGATTTGGAGATTCTCTCGGAGGCCTTGACACTAACGCTTTATCTTTAGAGGGAGCAGAAAAGTTTGTAGCAGATACACAGGTTAGAATTCAAGAACAATTTAATAGACCGATTGAAATGTTTCAACAAGAAATTGCATCATATAACAGAACAATCGAAATGCAATATACTCGTGCTGTTGAAAAAATACAAAAAGAAATAGAAGGAATTCAAAGAAAAATCTCAATTGATTTTGAGTTGCCACTTAGTGATATGCAAGATGAGTCTTCTAAACTAAGTGAAGACTTAGCGGTAATGGATAAGATAGCTGAATCAATTAACGATAAATATAAAGTACAAGAAGACGCACTAACAAAAGTTGCTGAGCTTAATCAAGACATTGTTGAACAACAAAAGCAACAACTTGGATTGGCAGATGCTTTAAGTAAGGGTGATATTTCAGCAGCAGCTGCTGCAGTACAAGACATTAGAGCAACTCAAGCAGCAAAATCTTTGGGATCACAACAAGGAACGCTAGGAAAAGCAAAAGAAGCAGAACTTGAAGCAGTCAAATCTTCTTCTGGATTAACTAGAGATCAGATTGCTGCAAGACAGTATGCAATTGAAAGAGCTTCTTATGAAATTCAAGTACGACGAGCAGCGCTAGAAAAAGACATTGCAGAGAAACAAGAAAAAATTTATAATATTGAAAATAGTGAAGGTAGACTTGCATATATTAAAGCAATTAAAGACAAAGAAGATCAAATATATGCTTTAGAATTATCTAGACAAACTGTTAACAACGGTCTATATGCAATTCAAACACAGATAGAAGCAAAGAATGCTGCTATAGCTGTTCAGCAAGCAGCAATAAATACACAAGAAGATAAGATTCAAGAAAAACAAGATGCAAGAGAAGCAGCAATCAAGAAAGCACAAACAGATCATAAAAATGAGATGATTGGTTTAAATGCAGATCTTAAAAAAGCAGAAGATAATTTAAAAACGGCACAAGATGCATTAGCAGCAGCTCAAGCAAAAGCAGACGCTCTTAGAAAAGCTAAAGATGCAGAAATAGCCGCTGCTACTGAAGCAATGAAGGCTGAGTTTGCAAAAATAGAAGCTGGGTTAAAAGCAGCAGAAGCAGCAGCATTAGATTTTACTAAACAACTAGGACTTGCTAAAACTGCAGCAAAAGAACTTGCAGCTCTTTATGCTGATGCTATAAAAAAACAAACCGATGCTGATGCTGCAAAGTTAGCAGCTGAAAAGAAAGAATTAGAAGATAGAGAAAAAGCTGATAAGAAAATATTAGCAGATAGAATAGCAGCAGCCAAAGCCAAAGTAACGGCAGCAGAAGAAGCATTAGCAAATGCTATTGAAAATCAAGAATCTAGCACAATAATTAGTGGATTAAGAGCAAAATTAAATGAAGCAAGAAAAGCATATGCTCTTAGCCCTGAAGGTATGCTAGAAGCAAACGCTAACGTTATAACTCCAACTCCAACTCCAACTCCAAACCCTGGAACAATTGGACCTAAAGGAACTTACACAGAAGGACTTTTCTTAAACCCTCAGCTTAAAGGAATGAACCCTGAAACAATAGCAGCAATATTAAAGGGAATGGGATATTATAATTATGGCGGACTAATTCCTGAGATGTTTGCTGCTGGAGGATTTAGCAAGGGAACTGATACAGTTCCAGCAATGTTAACTCCAGGTGAATTTGTTGTCAGAAAAGCAGCGGTAGATAAATATGGCATGAATATGCTTAGTGCATTAAATGAAGGATATTTACACAAGGGCGGTCCAGTAGGTCATAAA